CTGATTGGATATATCATGTTACAAAAATATCTCTTATATATTTTTGCCAACTTTCCCCAATACCTTGATTTGTAATGTTAAAAAGATATGGAATAATATTTGTCGCATTAAATCCATAGTTTTTAAGTTTTTTAATCAAAAAAGGGGAATCTACACCTAACGAATTTTTTATATTGATAAATTCGGTTTCGGCTAAAATTTCTTGGATTTTATTTTCGGCATCAGGACCTCTAAATCTTTCATAGTTAGCATATAAATAAACTCTCTCCCAAAGTTCAAAAAAGAATTTAACGTCTTGTCGATTTCTGAATAAAGCATTTGACGTTGGAAAATCAATAGCATTCAATGATACTCTATTTATTATTTGGTCAGAATTTACCGAATCTGTACTAACGCTAGGTATATTTTTTGTGGTTACTCTACCTCTAATATATTCCTCAACAAATTCGATTTCAGGCCAAACATCGAATAAATATCCTTTAGTTTTTTGAGCCACTTTTGGGTCTCCAGGGTATGTTAATTCAAAATTCCTACCTTTACTATCATTTGTTTCTATATAATATTGTGGCCAAGGATATATAGGTATTAAATTTCCGTCAGTTGTTGTTACTGATTGTTTAGCATCAACAGATACCGCTGACTTATCTCCTCCTAATATCGCGTTTATTCTATCCTTATTTTCTCTTTTATCCCAAGCTGTTTCGTGAACATCATTCATAATCCTTAGAAACGCCTCGGCACTAGCCAAAATAACAGCAATGACATTTTTTATTGTTGGTTTAAATCCTAAAAATTTATCTTTAACTGAAAGTCTTTCTGATAAAATAGTTGCTAGTTTTCCTTGTATTTCATCCAATTTAACCGATAATAGATTTCTCATTATCTGTATTAATCCCACAAAATTATTAGTACCTTCAAAAGTAAACCAATAATAATTGTTTGACTGATTACCATCTGGCTTTATTGAATTTAATTGTGTTTGACTTTTAGATATAAAATCACTAATTTCACTTGCCGTTCCTTCTCTCCCAGTTCTTTGTTGGTACGTTGCCACCCAGTCAATATCATCTACTGACATTCTAACTTGTATATTCTCATACGTGATTGAAAATGGTATTGAAGATGGAAAAGTTTGTTTTCCAATAGTGTATTGACCTTGGCTACCAAAAGTTTTATTAATACCTAAATCTTTTTTTGCAACATCAATTAACGCTTTCAAATTCGTTATTGCAATCTCTCTATTATCTTTATTCTTTCCTTCTAATATTTCTTTTTTGAAAGTGTAAACTTTCTGATTAGTATTTTTTTGAATGAAAAAATTAGTTTCATCTAAATAAGTACTGAACCATGACTTATCTCCACTATAATATACTTTATTTGCAAATTCATCCAAATTTAAATTGAAATTTTCACCATCTGTCAATGGCATTAAATCCGCAGTTTGAAAACTATTTAAAATATCTTCCTCTAATTTATTTAATCTCACAATTAAATCTTGTAATGTGATAACAGGAAAGTCATCAGGAATTAAACCTTTTGATTTGTAATCAGAATAAACCTCTTTAATTTTTTCTAACCCCCTAAAAGTTATTTTAGTTTCAACATCTCCAATAGTATTACCAACTTGATTTAATGCGGTCTGAGTACCACTTGTATTCGATGGGGATATTTTATAATTACTTTTGTACATATATGGAATCGCTTTCAAATATTCCATTTTCAATTGTGTTAAAACATTATATTTGTAAGCCATAAATGTACAGGTAACTCTAAAGTTACCACTTGAAGTATCAAATCTTGCATTAAACGTTTTCAATGCTAATTGATATTTAATTGCCTTTCCTAAATAACCTTTTACCGTTAAATAAAAAAGTGGATACGGATAATTAAAAAATACGGCGTATGGTGAATTTTCACCTTGTTCAAATAATGCACGTCCTCTAATGTCTTGCATTTCGATTGTAACCAACGGAAATAAGTTCAATTGAGTATCAATACTTATACTTTCAATTAAAAGTAAATTATTGTTTGTCGGATTGCCAATAGTTGTATTATAATCTTCTTTTGAGTTAGTACTTTTGGAAACATCTGATGCCCTTTCTATTGTCTGATTTTGTCCTAATCCCCTCGTACTATCTAATCCTGTAATTTCATCTAAATAAGAATTATCTAAAAACTTCTTACCTCCAGGTTTCATGAAATTAATAGTCGCAATAGATATTGTTTCATTATTATAATACCCACTTGATGAAACCGCAAGTCTTGTTCTTGGAAACAATGAGCATTCCAAATTAGCATAATACACCAAATTTTCAGGTTTCAATAACCTTTCTTTGACGTTACCTAAACTATCAAAAACTTTGTTGGGGTCAACTAATATAACGTTTTGATAGTCATATTCTACTAATACATTTTCATTGTTATCTACCATAATAGAAGAAGTAATTATTTAACTCAGCTTCGTAATCTTGTACTGAAGCTATTAAAGGAAATGGAATTGTCAATAGAGCATTATCAGGAATGTTCCACTCCAATCCCCCATATTCAGGATTAGCCAAAAGGATAATCCATCCAAATAATGGTGTTCCATAGTACTCTTGGCTTACTTTATCCAACCTACTTACACCAACTTTATAAAAATATTTCTTATCAGTTGCCTTTGCAGGGACTTTTACAAATGGAACAACTGTTTGTTCTCCATTAATAAGAAAGTTTCTATACCGATTGAAATATAAATCACTCATTAGTTAAGTTTATTTTTTCCGTTGAATGTTTGGTCACTTGTATTTGAGTTTCCGTCTTTATATAAATTCTGTAAATAAGTTACTTGTGTGGATGTTCCATCAACATAACCGCTGAACAAGAATTTTCGAACTTTACCCGAAACAAATGGTTTCCAAGTTTTGTACTTGTCTTTATAATTACTTGTAGTTTCAAAATTTTTCACAAATTTTTGTTCTGCTGTATACTCTCTTTGATAGTAATTTCTTTTTTGTGAAAAATAATCTTTGGTGAAATCTAAAATAGATTTTCCACCGACATTTTGTGTCTGAATATCTTTAGGTATAATTTCTTCTATAAATGAATTCAATTTATTAGGGTCAAGTATCACTTTTGACATTGCCATATAAAATCTCTTTTCTTGATTTATACAACAAGAATCAACACCCAATGTATTTCCATCATCATAAAGTCTTAAATTATCAGTGTTATATTCTATCTCAATAAATCCTGATGATTTCAAATCGTTATAAAAGGAACTTAAACTATCAACGGCCAAATCATAATCCCCAACTAATTCTGCGTAGGTATCTGCGTATGTTCCGCCTGATTGTACTTCAGTTGTTGCTGTCAAATTATAGATTTCAGCACTTTGATTTGTTTGAATATAACCATCGGTTAATGAATCAATAATATCTAATTTTCTAAATGTTCTAACTAAATCAGTTTGTGAATTCGTTATCTCATTTAAAACTGAAGTTGTTGAATTTATAATATCTGTTTTATTTTTATTGACAGCATTTTTTAAACTTTCCTTAACTTTCTTCACTGAGTTCTTAGAATAGTTTTGAACAAACAATTGTTTGATAAAATCTAATCCATCGTCCCCATCGTTCTTAACATTATCAATATCATTATTAATATCATCAAATAATTTTGTAATTCTTGACTCTATGTCGTATGGTTTACCTACAATCTTTAAATCTTTCGGTGTTGTAAATTCTTTTGTTACCCCACTTGAGTATTTCCTATCTTGTATAAAACAAGTATAAACTTGGAAGTTATTATCTTTTGTTAATTGTACTATTTTGTTATAAACCGAATTAATATAGTTTTGACCATTTGTTAATAAACCATCCATAATTTTTTGGTAGGTCGTATTTCCACTTGCACCAGCATCCGATTGTACAATTTGAACTACGTCACCAATTGGTTTTCCTCCATCATTTTTAATGTTGTTATTCACATTATTTACTCCCAATGTTTTTGATTGGTCTAAAATCGCTTTAACAACATCCGCATCTATTTTTTTATATGATGGGTCTGTAGCGTCAGCTCTTTCATCGTACATTTCTGTATTGGCATAATAATTAAATGATAACGCATTTTGTAATTGGTCAATGGGTTCTTTCAACCCTGAACCACCAACAAAGTTAAAACTTAAAGATATTTTTGCTATCATAGGTTGAACACCAATACCTTCAGGATTAATATCCAAAACTAACGGTTCATATTGAATATTCAATGATGTTGGAACTATCTTTGTATTATAGAAGTCACCTATCCTCAATATTAAAACAGGAGGAGCACCAAAACTTGTATTAACTGAATTAGTGTATTTTGGTTTACCGTCCAAACCTATTGTTGGGATAGTATCTCCAGGTCTAGTACATTGTTGTAAGAAAGTTAATCTTGAGTTCAAACCTTCAGGCGTAATCGCATGGAAAGCAGGACTAAAATGTTTTAATTGTTTTTGAATAGAACCATAAAACATTGGGTCTTCTTTCTGAATTGCCTCGAAATAACTACATTCTGATAATAGTGTTCTTAAAATTTTCTTACTAATACCATCTCTTAATTTTTGTTGAGTTGATATATTAGCAGGAACTGGCTGTGCTGGTGTGTATCCAGGTGGTGTTTTTGAAGTTGGAGTTGTTTGAGTATTATCATTTGTTGGGTTTTTTTCTGGTGGATTTATCTTAGGATTTGAAATACTCATAGATACTCTTCTACATGCCATTGCATTTGGTGAGTAGATTTTTTCGTACTGTGTTGCGTTTGGTTTCAAATCAGTACAATTACTTGCCGTGATATATGGTGCATTAGGAACTTTTAAATTAGGTACTTGTTCACCAGTCCCCGATGTTTGTATAACCAAATTATTACTTGTTATATACTTAGCAAGTTTACCACTATTCCAATTTGTAAAATAGTTTTTTACCGATGACGCTCTTCTTTCAGATAAATTCTGATTGTATCCCGCAGTGGCTGGTGCCGAAGCACTACCTTGTAAAGTAATTGTAACAAACGCATTTGTTTTACCATCTGCTGTACTATTACCTTCAAAAAGTTTCACTAAATCATTTAATAAATCATCGTTTTGTTTAAAGTTCGTCTCAATAATACTTGTGAAGAAATTATCAATATTTGATTTATCACTTTCTGTTGGCGCATTATTCTCGTATGTCGATTTATTTCCGATATACTCATTATACAATGTAAGATAATCAGCCGTTGTTGTTGTCGATGTTGAATTTGGGTCAGGAGAATCATTATCAAAATAATATGCCAAACCATTATATTTTGTTAAATCAACACTTGGTGGTTGTTGTTTAATATCTTCAGTTTGTTTTGATGCCACATTAGAAATACTTTCAACGTCCTCGGGTTTTAAACTGGTTTCATTTAAAATTATTTCTTGTATCGCATACAATTCATTTATAGGTATTGTATTATATTTAGCCGCTAACGTATAGATATCATATTTCTTACATCCCGCAAAAAATGAATCAACAATACCGTTAATTTGTTGGTCGGTTAAGTTTTTTAATTCTTTATCCGCAATAACATTTAATATTGAAGGATGGTCTACAACTATTTTCCAACTTAAAGTCCCTGACCTTTGAGTATTCTTATATGTGTAAACAGGCTCGGGTCTACCTAAAAAGTTATTTGATTCGAAATTAGGTGTAATGTTTTCTGAAAATGCTAAATCATATGGAGGAAACCACATAACTCTACCACCATTCGGACCTCTTTCACACTCAGGTAAATCTAAAACGGTAAAACCTGGCCTATTAGAAGTTCTCCAAGCCAAATTCTCTATTGAGAACATATATTTTTTTACACTTCCATTAACAATATTTGTTGAACTTGATGTTGATGTTGTTTTAAGTGGTGCGATATTCAAATTGAAGGTATTATCCAATACGGAATAAGTGAACTTTCTAATATTACCATCATACTTCTGTAAATCTTGGTATGTATAATATGGAGTATCTTTAGTGAATACTCTACAATATTCTGTTCCTACAACAGCACCATTTTGGTCTACATATGATAATACTTTAGAACCTTTAGTAATTTCCTTATAACCGTCATTAAAAACTTTACTCAGTTGGTTGATTGCGTTACCAACGTGTGATAATCTTTTTCCACCTCTTGGTGTTGAATCCAAAAGTTTTTGAGTAATATCTAATATCGAACCTTCTTTAAATCCGTATTCAATACTTAATTCAGTATCTATTTTAGATTTAACCTCATTAAATGATGGACTTTCAGTTCCTTGGTCTCCCCCAATTAACGCTCTATAACCTGCGTTACTATATTTAGGAGAACTCCATACCAATCCACCAGATAATCCCGCACCATCTTCAAACGCCTTACCATTCAAACCAAATTTTAAGGCATTCGTTGAGTTGTTTTCGAATAGATTTGACATTTCGGTAGGACCAACAACAATTGATTGTGTATCTCTACCCAAACTATCATAAGGTACTTGTCCTAATGGGGACTCAATAAAAGTTGGGTCTTGTACCGATGAACCCACATAATAATTTGTTGGAACATCAACTTGGCTTGATAAACCCAATACATTTAGAGCACCTTGACCAATGTCTTGTAAAAGGTTTCTATTATAGTTAGGTTTGTATTTGTTATAGTTTAAACTAATAAATAATTGAGATACTTGTCCCGACCCAGTATTTTGTATGAATACTTCTGATGGTGTTTGTCTTCTGAAAACCTTAGGACCCAAATATTGATTAATCGGACCTAATATCGATTTAATGTTAAGTGCGTTAGATATTTGATTTACCGTTCCAGGATATCTTAGATATTGTTCATCCTCAAAATAATCCCCAGGTATTGTTGATGATGGTGAATAAGAACCCGATAATCTACCTAAATAATTTCCCGCTAAATAATCGGCATCTAAAGTTATTTTATACGATGTATATGGTTGATTACTAGTACCTCTTAAATATGAAGTTGCACCAGCACCAACACCTCTTAAAACATTCGCATTAAATGAATTCAAACGGTTTTGTGATTGTGTGGCGTTGTTATCTTGTAATAAACTCTTTAATTGTCTTGCACCTAATTGAGCAATAAAAGAATCTTGTGATAACTTACCCATATCACCATTTGGGTCATCCTGAAGTAATATATCATATGCCGTATAGGTTGATGGAACAAAACTCCATGGCTCGTAATAAGGTATAAATAAATTTTTGGAACTCGGATTACCATTAAATAAATCACTGTCTACCGAATATAACTGTATTTCTCTACCACTAGTATAAACATTATTAGTTGGTATTTGTTTCTCGTAAGGTAAACTCAGTTCAGGTAATTTCGCATCTTGTACATCGTATGGCCCTAAATTCGATTTTGTATTCGCCAATCCACCCGCATTGATGGTTTTACTAAAACCACCTTCAGGTCCAAATGGGTTCAAGGGATATAATAAATCAGCAAATGGGTCTTTAGCTATTAACTCATCAGGGGAATCCACAACACTTTCATCCCTCAAAACAACCTCATAATTAATTTGGTTAACATTGGGGGTATAAACACCAGGCACAGTATATGGTGCGAGATTTCTCGCCATTAATACTTTTCTATATTGCTCCGTTGATGGGAAAGTTAAATAACTTGGCATCTTTTTATTATAAATAGATTAATTAACTAATTTTAGCTTTACCACTTCCTTTTAACGTCTCGTTTAATTGTGTTGACGATAATACTATCGCAGTTATTTTATCGGCAACCTCTTTTCTATCTAAGGTTCTTACTATGGCATCTTTCATCATTCCGTCTGTTGGTGTTGTTAGATTTATATTTCCATCTACCTTAACTGTACCTAACTGTTGGTCACCTCTAATTCTTGACTGAGTAGGTGCTTCTAACATCGCAACTTTATCCGCACCTAACGCGGATTTCATAGTTGGTGCCGCAACTTGAGTTTTAGTTTGAGTCCACCTATTTGAAATTTCATCCATTCTTGGGTTACTAAAACTAACACTTGGTTTATATTGGTCATAAACATTTTTGATAGTTTCTTTAGCCTTTTTCAAATAATCTTCAATACTTGCGTCAGATTTAATCCCTGCCTTATCCAATTTTTCTCTTATACCTTTGAACAAATCCCCAAAATCTATTTGTTTACCACTTTTTATTGCTTCTGACACTTTTTCACTAACAAGTTTTTCAAAACTATCCACTATCCTTTCTACAGAACCTGTAGATTGGTACATTCCTGTTCTTTCATCTCTTTTTAAACCTAAAACTGTGGCTGGTATATCCAATGCTGGTTTTACAGTTTCATAAATTCTTTTTTGCATCGTTTCGAAACCTCGAGATGCGGCTAACGCCCTTGGTACAACACCCCTTTGTGCCGCCAAATCAAAAGCCATACTTTTCAAATATCCATTAGCTTCTCTTTGTAATTCCATTGCACTCTTACCCATATTAACATTCATAGCTTGCAATGCCTCAACATCTTCTTTTTTTAACTCCGATACTAACTTAGTAACTTTTTCACCTCTTAAATCCTCATATTGTACAACATATGACCCACCACTCATTTGTGCCATATTAGCAATCATTGTTCGAGTTTTTTCATCCGCAAATTGTGATGGGAATCTTATTTGACTCATTTTTCTTTCCAAATCACCCGCATTCAATGCCATTTGTGCCAATTTTTCAGCAGGCATTCCCATAGCTTCAGCCAATTCTCTTAATTGTCCTTGAGCACCAGGTAATATTCTCATTTTTTGATTTTTCTCATCAAAATCAACCAATGATTTTGTGGCATTTAAAATAGACTTCTGTAATTCTTCAGGGTCATTTCTTGCCATATCCATCAACTTATATGGGTCTAACAACTCAGTCACACTAACACCTAATCTTCTGAATGCCGCTGACATTTCAATTGCCTTTTCAGGTTTGAATAATTGGTCGGCTAGTGTTAAAGTATCTTTCATATCGATTCTCAAAGCGGCCGCCTGAGCTGCCATTTTGGCCATACCTTGTACACCGTCACTGAAATTATAAAGGGCTAACTTATTCATATTTTCCGCAACCTGTTTAAAGACCGAATTTGTGGTAACACCCAATTCTTTTGCGTTATTAATAATTGTTGAAACTTCACTACTAATGTTATATAAACCATAACCAGCATTAATAAATGATGAAACAATTTCTTTAGTTGTCTCAGCACTTACTTTACCCGTGTCACTTACCAAAGAACTTATGGCATATAAATCTTGGAAATAATCTTTGTTAAGTATTGTTTGAGTTTGAGTTGCCTTTACAACACTTAATTGAATGTTTGCAATGTCTTGTAATGTACCCCCCAATTGTATTACACTCGCAGCCGACTCAGCCATACTTTGTTTAATCGCAACCGCCAAATCTCGAGTACCACCGAATTGAGATGCAAGTTTGGAAACAGTCGATTCCATAACCGAAAATGAACTATTTAGTTCATCGTAAAAACCCGTCCCTGGTAATGGAATGTTAGAAAGTATATTGGAGAACATATCTCCAATACTTTGAATGTAGGTATCAATTGAATAAATTTTATCTTCAATTAATTTTTCTTGACCTTTATCTTGTAACATTCGTTTTTAGGTTTTTATATAAATAGTATAGAATTAAGTTTCTGGTGGTGAAATCTCTTTCAAATGTTCATTAATCATGTATCGGCGCAAGAATACAGGTAGATTCAAGAAGTCAGAATAGTTAACCCCCAAATGTTTTGAACAAACATAAAATTCCCACGATTGGGATGGTCGATAATTAGAAGAAAGGCCGAAAAAACTCAACCCCAAAGACAATGTTAACTTTTGTCTCTTTTCCTGATGGGGCTTTTACCATTTTTGTTAAATCTAATCTTGGTTCATTTTCATCTATAAAGTTTCTTATAAATTTGGCATCCGCTATCGGTAATTGTTCTATGTTTTGAGCAATAAAACCTGGCTCTGAATTACCATTCATTTCTACAACCATTTTATTAAGTTTCCAAGTTTGTCTCGGAACAGGTCTTCCCACAGGATAACTTTCCGCCATTTTGTCTAATTCCATTAGTTCACCGAAAGTCAAAGGTCTTAGTTTAACAGTTATATCCGATTTTGGTAATTTTGTTGTAAATGTACCATCCTCACCAGGCTTAATTGTTGTTTCTTTTATAAACAATTCGTCCAAAAGTATGGTAGATGTAAATTCTTTATTAGTCTCAGGGTCTGTCAATGTTATGACATATTCAGGTCCGAATGCTGTATTTCTAAGGAAAATTAATAGAGCTTCCATATCCCCTTGAAGTAAATCTTCAGGTTTAAAGTCGGTTTCATAAATCTTAGACCTTAACAACGTTATTATTAGACCTTCTTTACTATTTCCTCCGCCCATTAATACGTTTTCATCCGCTGCGGTAAGGTAACCAACTTTAAGGGCTTTCTTTTTATTTTTATAAAAAACACCCTGAGATGGTAATTTTACAATGTCATGTGGTAATGTTAGTGGATTGGGGTTGTACATACTTTGTTCCATAAAAAAATCATAGGGCTTTACACACCCTATGATTAAATATAAAAATCTTTATTTTTTTATAAACACAAATTTTATTTAATACCTTCTATCTTCCTTAATGTTTCCTCATCGTTTTTTTCCCACCACCTACGATACTTACCTTCCTTCCAATTCTTTTTTTGAGTTTCGATAGCCTTTTTATGCGTTTCAGGATTTTTATGGAAATTGTTTTTTCCTGGTACCCGATTATGATGACCCATTACAAATCTCCAATAACCTTTTACCAAACTTTTAAATTTAGGTGTCTCACCACAACCACATTCACACAGGGGGGGAATACCATTACACACATATTTTAGATAAACATCTTCAGATGTCATATTATGTGATAATGCCGAATGTGACCTTAAACCTATTAAGGTTTCAATTTTTTTATTACAATGTATACAAATAAAATTTCCCATATACTATAAATATATGGGAAAATAAGTAGTTTGTCAATGGATGGATATATAAATCTACATATTTAAAAAATCAATAAATGTTAATACATCTATCCATTCTAAGTGTACAATTGATTGTTGCTAAGTTATCGTTGTTATACGCTAACGCATTGAAGTTAACATCTGTTAAGAACGTACCTTCCAAAATCCATTTTTCTACAACAACACCTGTTGGGTCTAACATTTCTAAGTCCACGTTCTTTTTGTATCCTGCTGCATAACCCATACGACCTGTTACTGATTCTGCGTGAAGACGTACCCACTCCATTAATGCTTGAGTAGCTGAAGGTCCGATTGGGTCTCTAAATACAACAGGAATTGTTTGCCAGTTGAATCTACCTGCAACATAAGTTGAAGTATTTAAGAATGGAATTTCTACATCCTTTATAACTATATGTGGTCGTGATGTTGATTCTACGAACCATTCGTTTATACCTAACGTAGAAGGAAACCTCAATATAAATCTATTGGCACGTTTCGGTTCATACGTAATTGGCATTTTCATTAATAAATCAGCCATATTATTTTAAATTTTTGTTTTGTTATTTATTTCTTATAAATAGTCGAATGTTGAAAAATTTTTCTATTTACTTTATTTTTTTACTTTGTACATTTTACTTATAATTTATAAGGTCCAGTACTTAATTATTTTACTCTTTTTTTAGTTCCTCCTTGTGTTGAATATAGTTTAACTATATCATCTTCTTTCTTTTCTAGATGCTTTTTCATCGCTTCTATATTTCTAGGGTCATCGTCTGAAAACCCTATAGTCGGTATAAAGTTGTTTTTTATTACGTTCTTTAAGTAAGCCTTTTTATTAAGTAATGATGCCATACCCCTCACATAATCTATAAATTCTTCTAACGCTTGAATCTTTGCCTCTTCAGGATTTGCTTCAGCACCTTCACCAAAACTCACAGGATAAAATCTACATAAGTCCAAATAACTTTTAATCAAGTTTTTGTCTGTTAATTCTTCTTCCCCTGTAAACTTTCTATATTTTTTAAGGTTCTTAGTCAATTCTTTTTTGTCGATACCATTAAAATTTGAGATGATGTAATTGTACACCGCTTCTTTAATGGTAAGAGGATTATGACCTCTTGCTGTTATTATCGCAAATATTGAACCCCCATTTATACATTCCACAAAATCAGTCCATGCTGGACCTGGTTTTGCCAACATTGTGTCTATAATAAAGGTTTTATCACCTTCCGTTCTGAAATTACGAAAAGGATTAGACGCGAAGTCTGAGATGGTTTTACCTTTATATTTAAAAGGTTCTTTACCAATCATCGTTCTGTATTTAGCAAAATCTTCAGTGGACATTCCAACTTCTTCACCATCACTATCTTTTACTATAATTTTTGTTGGCATGGATACAATATTGTCATCCCAATCGAATGCGTAATATTTTAAATCTGGTGTCCCTTCTTTTGTAATTCCTTCTATTATTAATTTCATTTTCTATATTGGCTAAAAGGTGGGGATTACTCCCCACCGTTATTAATAAATATTAGATATTCTCAAATGATGCACCTGTTGGTGTAATCAAGAATTCGATATCTATGAATTCTAATGCTTTAGTTGGTTTGATGTAAATCTTACCTACTAATTGGTTTTTATCTAAGTCTTCAGCTGAAGAAGAAACTGTTACACGGAAATCGTAAAGACCTCTGTCTCTTCTTATAGCATCTAAGATAGGGTTAACCGCATCTAAGAAATCTTGTCTCACTTTAGCATCATTCTGTTCGAATAATAACCTTACAGCCACCGCAGATATTAATTTACGAGCTTGTAAAAGTAATCTTCTTACATTGATTCTATCAAGAGCAGACTCTGCAATTTGAAGAGTTTTATTACCCCAAATTACTGTACCTACGTCAGAGAAAGTAGCGATAGGGTTTATTCTACCAACGTATAAAGTATCTCTGTCTTCTTGAGTGAGTTTCTTTCTAGCTTTTATTGAGTTTACTATACCTCTTGTGTAACCCGCTGATGCGAACCAAGGGAAAGCGATATTATCTGTCAACGCCAAGTTTCTTGTAACTTCAGCTGTTGCTGGAATATACAATTGAGTGTTGTTAACGGTATCTCTTGTTAATACCCAAGGATAGTAAGTAGCTGTATAGTTTGAATCTATACCAGTGTTTGCCAAATTATCTACAGCTTCTTGTGGATAAATTAAATCCGCTGAGTTTGTTGTAGAAGGTACAAACATGTTATAGTCAGGAGTTGTACATACGTAAAGAGAGTCAGCTCTGTTATACTCAATCATTTCGATTGCGTCTTCAACAAGGTTACTGTTATTTACATAATCAATACCTGGTGTTACAAACACGTTGATGTTCACAGCTTCAGGGTTAGAGAACGTTTGTTGACCTAACAAGTAAGCGTAGTAGTCAGTATTTGACCAATCTTGAGTGTTGTCTCCTATTGTGATTCTTCTGAACATACCAGCACCTGATGCGTTTGGATATCTATCTGAAACACAAGCACCTTCTAAGAAACCACTTGAACCAGTTTGGAATCTATCTGAGTTTGTTCTGTACTCTCTATAAATGTCCCAACCATCGAAACCACCGTGAACTAACAACGAGAATTTTCTCGCATATAATCTGTAGTAAGGGTTTTCTTGACTATCAGGGTCATTTCTGAAATCAGCCACACCTACTGCGAACATTGTCTTACCTGAAGTAGAATATACATCAGGAATTGTAACTACTGTCGCACCTGAGTCCATGTGGAAACCTTTAGACATGTAAGACCATTCTTGAGGAACAGGGTCACATGTTGTGTTTGTATTTTGTTTACCTACATATTGGAAGAAATCTAAATCATATCCAACACTACTTGAGATACCTAAGTAAGTTCTTCTTACATTATCACCTGCACTTACTGTAGGATTATCAGCACCTGTTGTATAACCAAATGGTGGGTCGTATACAACTTCACCTGGATAGTCATACTTAGTTTTGTAGATAGGGAATGGAGAATTAACACCATCATAGTTTCTGAAAGTATAACCCTCGAAACCACAAGGTAACGCATCCACTGGAGCGTCTTCATTCATCTCAACCATTATGTAAGTCGAGTTTAAAGCAAACTCACCATTAGAAGAACCTATTTTCTTAGCGATAAAGTTATTCTGACCTGGGTCCATTGAACAGTTTGTGAATTTCTCTAAAACCACAGGTGAATCATCAGTATCATAGAAATCTCTTACTAACACATCAAATGTTTGGTTAGAGAATGACATATTAATCATAGAGATTTTTATTTGGTCATTAGCACTGTTACCATCAGCTATTGATATGAATTTAAAGAGTCTGTAAACACTTGTACCTCTTAATTCAGAAACAACCCAAGGACTTTCTGGTGCTTGGTATCTTTCTAAATAGAAACCGATACTTGAACTATCGTTACTTCTTGCACTTGGTAATGCGATTAATTCTTGTCTCAAACCTCTGATATATCCTTTCTTGTATGCCCAGTTTAACATACTTTGGAAAGTTTCTTCCATAAATAAAGGTGTTTCAGTTCTTGGTTTTGAGAAGTTACTTACACCGAATACTTTAGGTGCATAAGTAGCATCTGAAGATTGAAGTGATGTTTTGAAAGCAAATGTTTTACCATTTTTATTAGTAACATTAACACCAAATGTTGAGAAAGGATTCTTAGTTACCGCTGAATAAGTACCAGAGAAATCCAAAGTCACAGCACTAAGTTGGTCTACTTCATAATTAGGTCCGTGTTCTGTTGAACTATAAGTTGATAAACCTCTTGACCTCAATGTACCTACTACTAAGTTATTATAGTTAGAATAACTATCACCAGAATACAAGTATATAACACCTGTTACAGTTCCTGAGAAACAGTTTGTAACAGTAGTTGTAGTTGTTGTTGAAGGTACAGTTGTTGTTGTAGTTGAACAAGGATTAACTGTTGTCGTAGTAGTTGAAGTTGATGTTGTAGTAGTAGTTGTTGCTGTTGTAGGTAACAATACTAAGTTACTTACTACAGTCCAGAATGAATATCCTGAGTAACTGTTACCACTAAAGTTATCAAACAACGCATAATACCAAGGGTCGTTATACGGTGATGTGTAATCAGTGTAATCAGCCGAAACATTCGGAACACCGAATACGTTAGTTTCACCTGTAAATGTTGTACTTAAAATGTTATAATCGTCAGTTGGAATGCTACCCCAATAATTGATTGAAGTACCTGACAAACTATTGTTTGCAAATACTGATAACAATTGAGAATTAATATCACTCTTTAAAGATGAGGTACCACCATTAAATTTTGTATATGGTGTTGTAAGTAAACAATCAATTTCCGCAGGGAAAGATGTTAAGTAAGATATACTACCATCTTGATTTGTACAACCAGAGAAATCTACACTGATTGTTACAGTTCTACCAGTACAACTTAATGTACATGTTTGTGACATGTAATCAGGTATACTCGTACAATCTTTTTGGAATCCCACTGTTGTAGAATCCACATTTGCAATTGTTTGAATAGACCAAGAAGGACCCGCATCATAACCCGATAAACCTAATATTCTTGTCATGAACATTTGGTTGGATTGTTGCAAATACGCCTTCGCTATATATGATGCTTCATATTTTGGAATTTGTGTGTTTATAAATTTTTCAGGGTTTGTTCCACCGAAATAAGTTTCGAACTCGCTGTAATTACTAATAAAAATAGGTTCGAAAGCTGGACCTTTTAAAGCCTCACCAACTATACCTAAAGTCGTAACACCAACACTTTGAGTTACAAAGCTTAAATCTCTTTCAGATGTGTACACACCAGGTGACACGAATACTTTGCTGTTTGTTGCCATTATTTAATTAATTTCTAATCAGATTTATTTTATCATAAATATTAGTTCCCGAATGAAAAAACTTTACTTTTCAAATAATATTTGTATCGTGGCAGATTTATTTCTTCCTTTTTTCTGCCTATTTATATTAGTATGGAAAACAAGAAAATAAAAAATCTAAAGATATCAATAGAGGCACACGAAATGTTGAAAAAACATTGTGAAAAAAAAGGATTGAAAATTTACAAATTTTTAGAGAATTTAATTTTAGAAACTTGTAAAGAAAAGAAAGATATCTATGGTGAAAATTAAACTATTGTTGCTTCAAAAAGCAAGTTTGATGTTTGATTAGGTATCGTTTTTACAATTTCAAAACGTAACAAATCATCACCTTTTACATTAATATCCGTAAGGTTAGAACCAAAATATAAACCATTAATAAAGACATCATACGTATCCACATTTTCAGATGATATCCAACTTAAATCAACAGTATCGTAAATACGTTTAAGTTGTAAAATTTCAGAATCGGCAAATTCAACGGAAACATTATAAGTTGCTGGGTCAGACAATTGTTTTCTCTTTCCTGATTTCCTTGTCCTATCAGCGGTTTCATAAATTTGGAAAACTCTTTCAACACCTGGCTTAATAACAAACTCATCCTCATCCATTAAGAAACCTAACATTGTAAATTCATAACTTTGAACATAATATTTTCTTTTCTCAAGTTCCATAACTGATTCATCAGAAACATTATTCCAAATTATAGGTATATAATGACCTTTTATATTAACATAGGCTTGTCGAGAAGAAAAATGTTGTAAAATAGTTTTATTGAGAGCGTTCAATTCTCTCATTCTATTACAAATAATTTTTACCGAATAATTTATATCAACAGGTATCGGTTCAGGTATTTGATAAACATCTACATTTAATCTATCACCATCAAAACTTGGAACTGAAGCATAATAAAATTGTCTTCTTACAGGTATTGTATATCTTAAAGAAGGATTTGTACCGTATTTTATTTCAGGTGCTCTAACGACAGTTATAAAAGGTGGGGAAGCATTTTTATCTAAATCTTGGAACTTCCAAGTTTGAGTAAACTGAGACCAATTTTGTGTTGTGATAATAATATCAACATTTGGAATTGTTTTACCTTCAACTACCACCCTTAAATCATTTTTTACAAAATCTAAAAATCCTCTATCCAAATCGGCATGTAAAATTGATTTAGGTAGGAATGTACCATGTTCATTTATTTTATCCAATAATTCAACACGTCTTGGATAAAGTGTTCTATAAGGTGTTAATGAAATATTTTTCTTTATTTGTTTTGGAAACCCCATAATAATAATTATTCAATTTCAGATTTTATCATGTTATACATGAAAGATGTTTTTTCTTCAATTGTTTTTAAATTTTTTGATTCAAGTTTGTCTTTAATACTTTTGATGAAACTTTCAAAATGTACTAATGGTAATTGATTATAAAAACCTGAGAATGTAACATTTTTTAAGAGGCCCAATTTTATGAATTCTCTACATTTTCTAGTTGCAAATTCATCCGCTACAATTTCAACTTCTTTCATAAATTTTGCCGCGTCTTTTATTGAAACATTGTCAGTATATAAGTCCATCATTTTTTCCTCGCCAAACTTTCTATATTGGTAAGAATGGGCAATTTCGTGAAATATCACAAAAAGGAGATTATATAGTGGTTGACCTAACATATTTTTATTTATCATCACACCGTTGGTCATAGCAACTCCCGAAGCGGGAAATTTAAAATGTGCAAACTCAATTTTTTTACAACCTGAATTTATAATCGATTTTAAAATAACATCTTTATAATCTTTAGCTTCGGGAAACTTATTAATAATAGTGTCCACAAAAGATTCTAAACCTTCAGTTTGTTCTTTTATCAAATTAAATTGATGTTCGTTTATTAAAATTTTCATTATAACCCTCTGAATTCGTTATTTGTAACTGGTGTGGCGATTATAGTCCTATAATAAGGTTTATAACCACCGTAAGTATGTTTATTATCTGAGACTACCCTTCCGTCATTCGCAACTGAATAATATCTAACTCTTGTTTCTGTTTCGTAATAACCAATATAATCACCAAAAGAAATTTCAATACCTAATTCATCTAAATGAGATTGATAAACAGAAACTCTTAAATTACCAGGTTCCATCTGTTCTACTTTTGAGTTACCCATATTTTTATTTTCAGGGGGAGCAATATAAACAAAACCTTTAAACTCAACAGGTGGAAAAAACTTTATCCCATCTGACACTGTTTCACCATATACATCATCTGTTTTAGTTTTGTATCTATCAACCCTATATAAAACCAGAGTGAAATTCATATCACCCTCTAACCATTCTCTTCCCATTTCAATATCGAGTGCGAAATCTTCAGCACCGAAAAATTTACCTAACCTTGTAATTGGAACTTTATTAGTAGACATATTGATAAATATTTGTTTTTTACTTATTATTCATGAAATTGGATTTTGTAAATTTTGATGGATGATTTAAAAACTACAGTAGAACAAAAGGCTCTTAATATTTTAGAAACATACAACGGTAATAACAATTATATTCTTAAGTTAAAATACCAAAAAGAAAAAAATAGAAAATTTTTTCCCACTCGAGCTCAATCTGATTATATTATAACTTATCATGAGATACCATCTAAAGTAGCAAAAAAATGGGTTGATGTCGACCCCTACTTTGCTCAGAAGATTGCCGATGAAAAATTATATGTTGGTGTACCTGAACAAATTTGGGTTGAAAAATTATTAGTAGAGAAAGACAAATCATATCATATTTGGGGTAAAGTATGGAGCGGTGAAACAAACCATGATTTTTGGTTACCAAAAACAGCAATTATAAAAAAACATAGAGTTGAAAAAGTTGAAATAGATTATTCAAAATATTCTCATAGACCTCCTCTTGAACATCAAAAAATTGCGATTGAAAATTTGGTAGGAAGTACAAGATATATTTTAGCTGATGACATGGGTTTGGGAAAGACAACTTCAACAATAATCGCAGCATTAGAAACAGGTGCTAAAAAAATTCTTATTATTTGTCCAGCTTCACTTAAGATAAATTGGTCAAGAGAAATTCAAAACTATACAGATAGAAGTATCTTTATCGCTGAAGGAAAAAACTATTCGTTAGAACATGATTTTGTTATAATGAATTACGATATCGTTAAAAACTTTTACGACCCCAAAGAAAAAGGAAATAGTCTTATTGATAAATCAAACTTTGATTTAATAATTCTTGATGAAGCTCATTATCTTCAAAACCCACAAGCCAAAAGAACTAAACTCATTAATAGTTTTGCAAAAAAAATCAAAATATTATGGTTATTGACGGGTACACCACTTACATCTCGTCCGATAAATTACTATAACATATTAAACTTAATTGATTCACCTGTAGCACAAAATTGGATGGCATATGTGGTTAGATATTGTAATGGATATCAATTCAAAGTAGGGGGTAACAGAAGAATTTGGAATACAAGTGGAGCATCAAATTTAGAAGAATTAAGAAATAGAACTTCACATCAGATACTAAGAAGACTCAAAGAAGATGTATTAGATTTACCAGATAAAATAATAACACCTGTTTATTTGAGATTAAGGTCAAGATTGTATGAAGAATTGATGGGGGATTATTATGACTGGTACAGAACCAAACAAGAAGAATCATCATCATTAACACTTCAATTTTCTAAATTAACAAAGGTCAGACAAATTATTGCCGAAGAAAAAATTGAAAGTACAATAGAGTTAGCTGAAAATATTATCGAACAAGGAAAGAAGGTAATCATTTTCACTAATTTCACAGATACTCTAAAAAAATTAGTTCAACATTTTGGAAAACAATGTGTTTCGTTAGACGGTAGCACATCTAAACCAGCAAGACAAAAGGCCGTTGATGACTTTCAGGAAAATGATAAAATTAAAGTTTTTGTGGGTAACTTAAAAGCCGCTGGTGTTGGTCTGACTTTAACCGCTGCCGAGGCTGTTATAATGAACGACCTATCATTCGTACCTGCCGAACACGCTCAAGGTGAAGATAGAGCCTTCAGATACGGTCAGAAAAAAAATGTTTCTGTTTATTATCCAATATTTGAAAATACCATTGAGGGCGTTATTTACGATATCCTATCAAAAAAGAAAATTATTATCGGAACCGTTATGGGGGATAACATAGATTCGGTTGATTTTGTTGAAGAAATCTTAAGTCAAATCAACGCAAAGAAATAAATGAAGAAATTAGATTATTTATAAATAAAAAAAAATGAAAAATTTAGTAAATAAAATAGAAAAAATTGAAGAAGAGGTAAGAAGTATCGAAAAGAAAAAAAGTGAGAAATTTTTCATAACGGAGATGAGAAAAATAGGGATTGAAAAGTTACCGTATTCCTATACAGCCTTAAAAAGATTCATTGACCCTGAGACAATGGATTATCATTATAACAAACATTATAAAGGTTATGTCGAGAAATTGAACTTAGCTTTAGATAAAAAGAAGTTCGGTGATTTAGATTTGGAACAAATCGTTAAAACTATTTCTCGATTCAATAAAACGGTTAGAAATAACGCTGGTGGTGCATATAATCACGCCTTATTTTGGAAAATGTTATCACCAAAACCTCAAAAACCTAAAGGTACAATTTTAAAAAAGATTGAAGAAAATTTTGAATCATTAGCCAAGTTTAAGAAAAAATTTGATGAGGTAGCAAAAGAAAGATTTGGTTCAGGTTGGGTGTGGTTAGTTGTAACAAAAAATAACACATTAAAAATCATGTCAACTCCAAATCAAGATAACCCATTAATGAACGATATTGAAAATGGTGGATATCCAATATTAGGATTGGATTTATGGGAACACGCTTACTATCTAAAATATAGAAATAAGAGGGACGATTATATCAAAAATTTTTGGGATGTTGTAAATTGGGAATTTGTTGATAAATTATTAAACATGAAATTGGAAACAAGACTTGATGAGGAATTAGTTTTGAAACAAATATTATCAAATACAAAAGAAGAAGTCCTAAAAGAAAATTTGGAATGTAAAAAATGTACAAACCAAGAAGAACAAAATTATAAAAAACTTTTGTTCCCTCCAACAAATTCATTCAAAAAAAAACTTTTGTAAGATTTAAAAAAGAATATCTTAATAATTGGTTAGACATTTTAAAGAAATCATATCCCGAACATTGGAAAGAAAAAAATTCTTTATTCTATGGTCATGAATCGGGTTTATATGAAAATGATAATCAGAGGTCAATATTAATGAACCTTACCTCATCTTATACTTCATTTTGTATCATACACAAATACGTTAATGAAATACTTGAAAAAAGTAATGAACAAGTTGTTTCATTCACTAACGACCCATCAAACAATCTCAAAGAACTCAAAAGATTTTTCTCCATAATAGAATCTTCAAAAGACATTATTTTCAATAGACAAGAAAAATCAGAAATTTTAGAAAACATACTTAAAACATTGAGAAAGTCTGGTTGTTTAGGTAAAAGAAATGAAGATACTGCCATGAAAGTGATTAACGAAAATCTAGGGGAAGATTCATGTAAAATATTATCGGGTCAAGGTATAAGTAAGGATATGAAAGGGGGTATAGATGGGGAGATAAAAATTGATAATAAGTCATTAACTACTCAGATTAAACCCTATAAAACAATAACTGAAACAACC